CCTTTGCGGCTGGCATCACTTCGATGTTTGAAACTATCGACTTTGGCAAGTGGGCAGGAATGATTAGCGGATTTGCTAACGGCATCACGACGGCGATTTACAGTATGCTCACTAATGTGGATTGGGCATCTGTAGCAGAGCAGTTAGGCAACGCAGTCAATAATTTGTTTACACGCCTTGACCTCGCACAGATTGGTACTACAATCAAAACGCTGTTCGACAGTCTCTGGACCGTTATAGGAAACTTCTTCGCAACAGTCGATTTTGAGATGATTGCGACGAATCTGGCAAATGGTATCAACAACATCTTCAATGGAGACTCTTCCGCATTCAACGAAGCAATGCCCCATATAGCGAACGGATTGGTTACTTTCCTTGTAACTGCGATTACGAAAATTAACTGGGCACAAATTGCAGAAACTCTGTTCAGTGGATTGATGACGATACTCAATTCTGTAGGCACGGCTATGCAGAACTCCGATAATCCGATTGTATCTGCATTTGGTGATGTGGTGCTTGCAATAAAGGATGCTTTTGAAATCCTTAAGCCCGCAATCGAATCCATTATACAAGCGTTCGGACCTATCGTTCAATCTATATTGCCTATAATCAGCACTCTGTTGCCGCCTATTGCAGAAATTATTTCCACAGCGGTGCAGATGGTGATGCCCGTGCTTGTGGAGTTATTTGAAGCACTTATGCCTATTCTTGACGACTTGATGAGCATACTGTTGCCTATCATTCTTGATTTGCTAACATCGTTACAGCCTATATTCGATGCGCTCACTGAAACCGTGTTACCAGTTATTGTGCATCTTCTCGATGCGTGTATGCCTCTCATTGAAGGTGTACTCAATTTGGTTACAGACCTACTTGCACCGCTGCTGGAACTCATCGGTCCTCTGTTGGAGATTGTATTTAACATTCTTGACCCGATAATCACAATACTTGAACCTATCCTGGATATTCTGGGAGTTCTGTGTGATGTAATAGGTGACATACTTCGTCCTGTATTAGAGGCCCTTACTCCTATACTCGATGCAGTGAGCGCCGTTTTTGAGATGCTCGGACCTATTATCGAAGTTCTCGTATCTATCCTCATCAAACCTCTTGCAGGAGCCCTCAAATTCATTATAGGAATTATTGAAGGTGTAGCAGTGCCGATAATTAAGGTACTGATGAAAGTAGTAGAGGCGTTGATGGATGTGGTTAAGATGGCTGCTAACGGAATCACAATCGCATTTTCGGCGATACAGAAAGGCCTCGAGAAGGCAGGAACCGCAATCAAGGGCGTAATCAATGGAATTCTCGGAGGATTCGAAGGATTTGCAAACGGCTTTATAAAGGCAATCAACAGTGTCATTAAGGCATTGAATAAGTTGTCCTTCGATGTTCCCGACTGGGTGCCCGGTTTGGGAGGCAAGAAGTTCGGATTCAACATTAAGGAAATCAAGGAGATTAAAATTCCTAAACTTGCACAAGGCGCAGTAATTCCTCCTAACAATGAGTTTCTTGCAATGCTCGGTGACCAGAAACATGGCACTAATATCGAGGCTCCTCTTGACACTATCAAGCAAGCCCTTGCAGAAGTTATGGCAGAAATCGGAGGCATTGGTTCGAGAGAGCCAATCGTACTTCAGGTAAACGGTCGTGTGCTTGCAAAGGTTGTATGGGACGAGCAAGAGAAACGCTACAAACAGACCGGCCACGCTATGGCTTAAAACAAAAATTATACGAGGTGACACAATATGGCATTTGAAGGTTATTTATTGGCAGTATGCGGCGCAGATTTTACTGCAAAGCGAGTATTTCCTAATAAATATATTCAGTACAATTCGTGGTCATCTACTCCCAATCAGCGTGAGGAAATTAAGGCTTACCGCGACGATAATACGAGAAACCTTACTCGTATTACCGCCGCAGGTAAGAAGTCTGTCTTTTCATTCAAGGTGCGGAGTCCTCTGCACCTTAATGATAAGATAGAGATTCAAAAGTTCTTCACAGACTTTGAAATCGACCAAGAGCAACGTAAGGTCAATCTTAGGTTTTGGGACGATGAGCATAATGAGTATAAAACAGGAACATTCTACCGTCCAAATATGCAGTTTCCTATTATCAGGATTACTGACGATGATATTATTTATGGTGAATTGACCATTGAGTGCATAGAATACTAATAGAAAGGAGAAGTTATGGCAGATATTATCTTAAATCGGGTCACTCACATAGAGTTTCCGAATAATCCAAGTGTGCCTGTGCGAGATATCCACATAGAAAGTGGCTCGCTTCTCCTTGAGGAAATTCTGTGTGAGAGAAATATCGTATTTGGAGAAACAAACGCCACAAGATTTGAAGCCACTGTATTTAATCTTGTGGATGTAGCAGGATTCAAGATAAAAGTCTACCAAACCGATGCCGACGGAAATAACAAAAAAGACATATTCGAAGGATATGTAGATTCGTGTAAACAGGACAAAGAAGGACGATACAGAAAAGTAGTAGCGTATGATGCCCTGTATTCCATCGGCACCGCAAATGTTGCTGGATGGTGGGTAACATTTTGGAATACTGCGGAGATGATGCGTAGAACCGAGGTTCCTCTTTGGTATTTACGAAATAGTCTCTGTGAGTGGGCAGGAATTGAGTATGATGTGGACGGCATAACCTTACACAACGATGAGTTCATTTGCACTAAAGCGGCCACACTGTCCTCTGTAAGTTTCAACACTATGTTGCGCTGGATATGTGAGATCCAGTGTACTGTACCACACATAGGCCGAGACGGTAAGTTAAGATTCATCTCATTCCCAAATACGGAGGCCTCAAAAGACATATCGAATTCCTATGAGCGCAACTCATCGGAATTTGAGGGCTATCAAACGGCTGTAATGGATACGGTGGAACTGTATGACTATGATGGCAACTTGGTGGCCACTACAAACTCCACAGGAGCAGTACCATCAAAAAATACTTACATCATCAAGGATAACTCATTGCTATTCGATTTAGATGCAGCCGCATCGCAGGAATTTGTAAGTAACTATCTTACGGTAATTAGTCATATTACATACACGCCGTGTGATGTAAATATGATTGTATCGAATCTGGATTTGTCAGTCGGCGACTACATAAAAATCGGTGAGACACGCAGTATCATTCTGCAAAACACCTTGTCTGGAATCTTGCTGGTAGAGCAAGAAATTCAGGCAGCCGGTGATGAGTATTTACAGAATTCCAGCAGAACCCCGACCGCGGAATATTTGTCTCTACAAAAAAGAACAGATGACCTGTACAATGACATAATCACAGACGACCTGCTGAACTATGCTTATATGAATAATCGGGCATACGACATCGAAAACGTGGTAACTCCTATCATCGAACTCTCCATAAGTATGCCGCACACCTCGAACCTTGTATTCCTTGCATCGGTCAACCTTGAGTCGGTCAGCACCGAAACCAGAGAAGTTCAGGAAGTTGTCAAGATTGGCGATACGGAATGTACTATGACCCGTACTGAAAAGGTGCCTGTTATAGTGGAGAGTTTCTTCGAGTGGAATGGAGCACAGATTTTGTCGAATATGCCTACGGAAACTTACTCCGAAGATGGAAAGCATCTGCTCAATCTTATGTTCTTTACAGTAGGCGGTAGACCGACTGGTGGTGAAGTCACATTCAAGGTTTTCCTTCGAGTTCGGCACGGCAAAGTGTTTATAGGAGAAAATCAGGTAAACGCAACAATCATAAGTAAGGGCTCCAGTGCTGGTAGCTTGCCTTGGGATGGCACGATTACTGTAGAGGAGACGATGAAGGCAATCAAGCTCGGTAAGTTCACCTCTCGTATAGGTACTCTCACTGAGACTGTAACTACGGAAGAGCATATTCCTACTGCCCCGTCCGAAGATGTTGAAATCATTGAGAGTATTCGCATCAATAAGCCTCAAATCCGAATCGGCGACATTGACGACTCGGTAGAGTCCTCTATTACTTCTTAATTTTTATAAGGAGATTTAACTATGTTAAAAGGTACAACTAAAATTGAATTGACCGATGTGAACACGGGTGAGACACAGGTCATTGAAAAGAACAACACCGTCACAGGTGCATTGCAGGAGATTTTTAGCCCGACTCTCGGAAATCTTACAAATCCGAGTAATCTGAGTGACAATCTTCCTGCATACACGAGTTTCCTTGGAGGTCTGCTTTTGTTTGATAGCAGAATTGAGGGAGATCCTCTTCCGGTATTCGCTCCTGCGGGCGTAAAACTTGTAGGATGTGCAAGATATAACACCGCAAACCTTGTCGGCAGTACATATCTTGGTAGTTATGATGCTACAGAGAGCGTACTTTCGCCTTCTACGAGAATGGCTAAACTTGTGTATAATTTCACGCAGACACAGGCAAATGGCACTATCAACTCTGTGTGCCTTACTCATAAAAATGGTGGCTATGGCGTGTATCGTAGTGACTTCGGACTGAAGGATACCTCAACGCGACTCGGCACTATCATCTACAATACGCCTAACCCGAAACTCGTTAGAGATGATAACGACCGCTACACTGGTATTTATAATTATACTGAGGACGAACACCTGTACGCCATCGATGTCGAAAATGATTTGGCATACTATTTTAGAGTGCCTTCAGCAAACAAACTGGTACTGGTAAAGCGTAGAGTTCGTATTACCCAATACTCTATGTTTGGGCACGGCGCTACTATGGTAGGCGATCCCGTAGAGATTACACTTACTTCCAGTATCAACACTACCAGTGCGAGTAACAACGCATACAACTTTGACACCGAGACCAATACTCTCTACATTGTGTCGCAAGTAGGAAATGCGTCCACTCTTGCTGTAGGTGGTTCGTTCTCGATTACGGAAGTAAATCTTGGTGAAAGCACCGCAACCCAGAGAACATTCACTAACAAGCACACAACCTCTATGAACATCCAGAGCAGTTGTGTGTACAGAGGAAGAATCTACTCCCTGGCTGCTCCTGTCAGTACATCTATCAACGGATATTCCGTGTACGCCTACAATGTAATTAGCCACTCGCTGGACGATAACTCGGTAACAACTCACGGAAAGGTAATCCAGAGTTCTACAAGTATGGTCCCCAGGTCTTCCTACTTCGCTGATGGCCGCATTTACTGGCAGGCAGTGTACACCACCTACAAAGGAATTGGCGGCTTGCAGGTCACCGATTGTAGTGCAACACCTGGCGATGATAACACTACGCCGTGTGGAGTGGATGTAATCGACTATTACTCGACAAGCAACTCGACATTCTACGGACACTGCACTCCGGTGCTCAATCATCCGATGATACAGTATGTGTCCAGTAAGAGTGATATTGAGAGGTTTGTTGTGTTGTCGCACTACCTCGCCACAGTAAACAATCTGGCAACTCCTATCGTCAAGGCACCTTCGCAGACGATGAAGATTACATACACAATTCAAGAAGTTTAACGCTTCCGGGCTCACTCTCGCAGTGGGCCCGAATTTTTTTTTTCTTCATTTATATATAATATATGTGTAACACACTCCGGCCACTCACACCGGCAAGCACCGGCAGAGTTTATGCGTTTATCGAGTAAGTAATAGGTCTGGGTCTCCAGTTTGATATAGACGAAATTGGAGCGTGTCACCGTGCAAAAACATTTATAAAATATTTTTCAAATCCCTATTGACAAATCGAGATTTATGTAGTATAATATTTATAGAGTTGAGAGAATACTCCCACAAAAACAACAAAAACGATATGTGAGGTTAAAAAGATGATTGATATTAAGGTTGCAAAGTCAAATAAGTGTAACGGCGATTATTCAATCTTTCTATCTTTTCCTTATGACACTGCTCTTGTAGAGTTGATTCGTAGCCAGTCCGAAAGATACTGGGACAAAGACAACAAAACTTGGGAAGTGCCTGCGAAGAAGTTGAAAGAGTTATTGCCGTGCTTCACAAAGCACCAAGTGAATATCACGGGCGACTTTTCGGCCTTCAACGAAGTTAAGAAGGTTGCAAATGTTCCCGCAGAGTTTCAGTTTAAGACGAAGCCATATGACCACCAAATTGACGGACTTAACTTCGGGCTTACTCACGACAGATGGCTACTCGGTGACGAGCAGGGCTTGGGCAAAACAAAGCAAGTCATTGACATTGCAGTGGCAAAGAAATTGACAGGAGCAAATCGTTGCTTGATTATCTGCGGTGTGAACGGATTGAAATGGAACTGGCAGAACGAAATTAGAACGCACTCCAACGAGAGTGGATGGATATTGGGCCAGCGTAGGCGTAAAAGAACTGGCAAGATTTACATCGGCTCTACGAAAGACAAACTTGAGGACTTGAAGAACCTCGACAGCATCAAAGATTTCTTCATTATCACCAATGTTGAAAGTTTGAGAGATGCCGATATTGCGGCTACAATAAGTGAGTATTGCAAAGACGGCACAATCAGTATGGTTGCTATTGACGAAATACATAAATGCAAAGACCCGAGCAGTCAGCAGGGCAAAGGCATACTTAAAGCGCAGTCAGAGGTGCGTATAGCAATGTCAGGAACTCCGTTGATGAACACCCCTCTTGACTTGTTCATCATCCTGCGTTGGCTTGGCTACGAGAAGCACGCCTTCTACTCTTTCAAGAACCACTACTGCATTATGGGTGGCTACGGCGGTTACGATGTTGTGGGCTACAAGAATATGCCCGAACTTCAAGAGCGCATGGACAGCATTATGTTGAGGCGCTTGAAAGATGAGGTGCTTGACTTGCCCGAGAAGGTCTACATCGATGAGTTTGTAGATATGACGGCAAAGCAAGAGCAGATTTACAAAGAGGTCTCCGCTGACATCAAGGCGAACATCGATAAGATTAAGATGACCAGTAACCCGCTTGCAGAACTTATCCGTATGCGACAAGCAACTGGCTACACTGGCATTCTATCATCTACAATCCTCGAGTCCGCAAAGATTGATAGATTGGAAGAAATCGTTGAGGAGTCTGTGGCGAACAATCGCAAGGTTGTAATTTTCAGCAACTGGACACAGATGACCGACCCAATCTACTATAGATTGAGTAAGAACTACAAAGGTGTCGTAATTACAGGTGCGACTGACGATGTGGAGCGCCAAGTGAATGTGAACCATTTCCAAAATAATCCGGAGTGCAAATTCATACTCGGCACGATTGGTGCGATGGGCACAGGCTTGACTCTCACAGCGGGCACTGTTGTAGTATTTATGGATGAACCTTGGACGATGGCGAATAAGCAACAGGCGATTGATAGATGTCACCGTATCGGCACAAAATCCAATATCACTATTTACACCCTTATGTGTAAGAACACCATCGATGAGAGAATCCATGAGATTGTGGAGAAAAAGGGAATGATTGCAGATGCAATTATCGACGGCAAAGTCGTAGGTAATAAAACTGAATTGCTCGACTTTTTATTAAGTTAACCATTAAAAAATATAAAGGAGAAAGTTCAATGGAAGAAAGACTGTTAAGAATTGAGGAGGTCGCACTCCTCGTAAACTCGTCTACGCAGACGATTAACAACTGGTACAGATGGAAGAGACTCCATCCGGACCATCCACTTGCGAAGATGTTGCCCGACTACACACAGAGCGGCGAGAGACAGAAGCGGTTTTGGAAAAAGAGTGACATCTGGGCTATCACTGAATTTAAGAACGCCATTCCTCATGGCAGAAACGGCGTTCTTGGAGATGTAACACAAAAACATACAAGACAAAAGGAGGACAAGTAAATGTCAAGAATTAACCTGACAAACGAACCGTCAAACCCCACAAATGAGTCCCTCGAAGAACTTATTCCTCGATATGCGTTGAATAAGAATGAGTTGGACAGTTACACCAAAATCTGCAAGGAAGAAAACGAGCAGATTAAGGCAGCCCTCGTAGAACTCGGCGAGAACGAATACTCCGCAGGTGGTTACACCGTGAAGAGAATCGTGGCAGTCAAAGAGTCTATGAACGAGGCGAAACTTCTTGAGGTGCTTCGTCAAAACGGAATCACTGACGCCATCAAGACAAAGGAGTATGTAGATATGGATGCCCTTGAGGCATATCTCTACAACAATACGCCTTCCACAGACCTCGCAAGACAGTTGGAAAGTTGTAGAACTACAACGGAGACTGTTCAGTTAAGACTTTCCAGAGAAAAAGTAAAGAAGGGAGAATGATATGTACACAGTAACACTTTCCGCAGGCGCCGTATTCTTTTTGGGCGCACTGACCGGCCTCATTGTAGGTGCAATCGGGCTTGTAATCGTAGCGGTTACAATGAGCAAGAAGAAATAAGGAGGATAATATGAAAGAATATACTTCAAAAGCAGTCGTAACCGAAATCAGTGCTACAAGTAGAGTAGCCATTAAGGTTCGTGATAACTTTTATACTGTCGAATACACAGAGAAAAGAGCAATTCCTGATGTGGAGGGAATTGATATTGAGGCAGAGCGTGTCGCACTCTTTGATGCCGTAAATGGTGTCGTAGATGCACAGGCAGAGGACATCATTCGTATGACCCAACCTAATAAAAAATAATTAGAAAATATTTCAATATCCATTTGAAGTTACTCACAATATATGTTATAATATATTTGTAAGTTGAGAGCGCCCATCACAAGTTGACTTCCCATTGTCGCTTGGCCGCTCAAACTTATGTTGGTTGATATTGCGGGATATCAATCAAGGATAACTGAATATCAACCAACTATGAACTCACACTATACTTGGCCCGCACCTTGTGTAGTGTGAGTTCATCACTTTAATGAGAAAATAAGAGGTACTGGCGTGAAGGAAAATACATATTTCGTAGTTCAATCATGGATGGTCACAGACCTAAAATTAAGTGGAAATGATTTGATAGTATATGCACTCATATATGGATTTTCGCAAGACGGAGAATCGAGATTTACCGGCAGCCTACAATATCTTGCAGACTGGTGTAATGCTACAAAGTCTGGCATACAGAAGAACCTTAAAAATCTTCTCGATGCGGGCTTGATTGAGAAACACGAATCCTTCAAAAACAATATTAAGTTTTGCGAATACAGTTGCACACCATGCAACAAAGTTGCATACCCCATACAACAAAGTTGCATCAATAATATAGAAGATAATATAGAGGAAGATACTAATTTCATAAATGAAATTAGTACGCCCGATGAGGATTGCAGTAGCAAAGGTTATAGCAAGGAAGAATTGAGAAGTGAGTTCTTAGGAAGTGCTAAAAAATCAAAGCGTACAAGATCCATCACAAGACGCCCTACATTATTCGATAAGTGTGTAGCCGAGATTGATAAGTACACAGACCTACCTGATTTACGGGAGAAACTTATACAGTTCCTCAAAATTCGACTTGAAGTAAAGGATAAGCCCTTTGGTATAGCGTCTTGGAAAGGCATGCTTACAAAACTTGACCAAGCAGTAGCCGAGTGTCAACGAGAATATGTAGATGTGGTCCAGCAGAGTATTGACAAGGGTTGGCTGTCGTTCTACCCAATTGCGGCGAAAGCAGATAAGAAAGAAACGGTGTTCTGTGACATTGGTATGCCAAACACCGCTGATATAAAAGTACAGACGAAGGAGGGAAATTTTAGTGGAAAAACATTCTAACTGTTGGTATGAGTCTGTGTGCCAAAAGTTCGGTGAGAATTGTCAAAATATGTGCATCCGATATAAAGAGATGCGATATTTGATGGACAACAGTAATCTGCCTACAAAGAAGCAATGTCCACAGAGACTTGAAGCACCTGATTGCGACCTTGATGCGTACTACAGATTGGCGGACATTAAGGATGACATCGTGAATTTTGTAGAGAATGGCAAGAGTTTGTATTTGACGAGCAGTCATACGGGCAACGGAAAGACCACTTGGGCCATCAAACTGATGCACAAATACTTCGACCAGATTTGGGGTGGCAACGGCTTCAAGCCGAGAGCCGTGTTCATTCATATACCCACATTTCTTGGTAAGTGTAAAGACTTCAATACGAAAGACCCAGAGTTCGAGCGCCTCAAACAGTTGCTCTATACAGTCGACCTCGTTGTGTGGGACGACATTGGGTGTCTTGGTATGAGTGCGTATGATGCCACGCAGTTGATTATGCCCCTTGATGCTCGTTCCAACGCGGGCCTGTCAAACATCTATACGGGCAACATTACAACGCTTGATGGTCTGTCGAAAGCCATTGGGGCGAAGATGGCAAGTCGTGTGTTCTCGAAAGATACCGAAGTAATAATCTTCAAGGGAGGAGATATGAGATAATGGTTACATTGCAGATATTATCAAAAGTCTTGCAGACTGCCAATAACTCAATCATTGAGGACAATCTGCTATCCGAAGATTACTTCGTTGGCTATGAGAACGAATATAACTTCATTCAAGACCACATCAAGCAGTATGGAAATGTGCCAGACAAGGCTACATTCCTCGCAGAGTTTCCGCAGATTGAACTCGTTGAGGTCACAGAGTCCGACAGATATTTAGTAGATACTGTCCGAGAGGAATTTCTGTACTACAAATCTGTGCCTGTTATTCAAGAGGCCGCGAAACTGTTACAGACTGATAGTAACGCGGCCGCCGAATATTTGTTGAATGCGATGAAAACCCTGCAACCTAACTATGCGTTGGGTGGCATTGATATTGTTGCAAATGCGGATGACCGATTCAATCAGTTTGTCGAGAGGAAAGACCATCAAAAGGAGTGGTTCTTCACTTGTGGTTTCCAAGAACTCGATGACATCATTCACGGCATACAGAGAAGAGACGAGTTGTTCGTAATCTTTGCCCGCACCAATCAAGGAAAGTCTTGGATTCTCGAAAAGATGTGCACCCATGTATGGCAGACAGGCTTCAATGTAGGCTACATTTCGCCCGAGATGAGTGCAAGTAGCATTGGTTATAGATTTGATACCCTGCACAGTCATTATTCCAACAGTGGATTGATGTGGGGCAAAGACGATATTGACCAAGATGACTATGAGGCATACATTCAAGGTCTCCGTCAGTCGGAGAATAAGTTTGTAGTTGCTACCCCTCTTGACTTCGACAAGAAGATTACCGTGACGAAGATTAAGAATTGGATTAAACAGTACAAATTAGACCTCGTTGCAGTAGACGGCATTACCTATATGACTGACGAGAGATACAAGAGAGGCGACAACAAGACTACAAGCCTTACCAATATCAGTGAGGACTTAATGGAACTCTCTATGGAAGTTGGTGTGCCGATTCTTGTCGTTGTCCAAGCAAACCGTAGCGGTGTTGTTGAAAAGGGTGGGGACGAAACTCCTGACCTTGAGAGTATTCGAGATTCCGACGGCATCGCACACAACGCAAGTAAGGTCATTTCTATCCATCAAAAGGAACACGGCGTACTTAATATGACCGTAAAGAAGCAGAGATTTGGTGCCGTAGGGGGTAAACTTACTTACCATTGGGATATCAACACGGGAGAATTTGAGTTTATTCCTACTTACGACGATGTTGAGGATAATAGAACTACGGAAAGAAAAGTAGCGGAGGGAAAGAAATCCTATGGAGACCAAACAGATGTATTCTAAAATTGAGGAGATTGATGTGTTTTCGGATTGGTTAAGCCATAAACTTGAATGCCGAGAGATGACTGTGACCAAGTTGGCGAAGTTGAGCGGTGTGCATCCTAACACCATACACAATTATTTATCTGGCAGATGTGAGCCTACTATGTTTAACGCAACCTGCATCCTCAGCGCTCTCGGTTATAGTTTGGGGGCGTTGCAAAAATGATACTGAACAATGTTCCGTTTGAGACTGACTTGATGTCCATTCTCGAAGAACTGCGCTCCCAATTGTCTGCAAATGGCATTCAACTTTTCCACTCAATGCGTGACACACCTGACAATATTCAGGTGTGTTGCCCGTATCATAAGGGTGGACAAGAGCGTAGACCCTCCGCGGGTATTAAGAAAAGCGATGGCATATTTCACTGCTTCACTTGCGGAGAGACTCACACATTGCAGGAGATGATTTCGCACTGTTTCGGCAGAGATGATGATGTTGTAGGTGCATTTGGATGGGAGTGGCTATTAAAGAACTTCCTCACAGTGAGTGTAGAGGAGCGCAAGACGATAGAACTCAATTTATCCAGAACCACTGTTGAAAAGTCTACATTATATATAAGTGATGACGAACTCGACACCTACAGAGTGTATCATCCGTATATGTGGAAGCGCAAGATGACGCCCGAAGTCGTGGATATATTTGATGTTGGTTATGACGCCAAAACCAAGTCTATAACC